CCCCTACCGATTCGACCGTGAACTGGCGGAACGCGCCTGCCGTTTCGTTCAGCTATTACCGCACTCCAGCGGTGACTTAGCCGGTCAAAAACTGAAGCTGGAACCCTGGCAGGCGTTTGCATTTAGCTCAATTTTCGGCTGGGTCACGAAAAAGACCAAAAAGCGCCGATTTCGCGAAGCGTATATCCGGGTGGCCAGGAAAAACGGGAAATCGTTTTTCGCGGCAGGCATAGGCACGTACATGTTCTGCGCTGACGGCGAAAACAGCGCGGAAGTGTACTGCGGGGCCACCACGATGGCGCAGGCGAAAAAGGTCTTCACCCCAGCCAGGCAGATGGCAGACCGCCTTCCGTCGCTCCGCTCAAAATTCAGTATTTCGGTCTGGGTTGACAGCCTTACCCGTCCGGACGGTTCGCTGTTCGCGCCCATCGCAGGGAAGCCTGGTGACGGTGACAGCCCACACTGCGCGATCATTGATGAATATCATGAGCACGACACGGATCACATGTATGAAGCCATGACGCTGGGCATGGGCGCACGTTCGCAGCCGCTGACGCTCATCATTACCACGGCGGGTACGTCGCTGGAATCGCCATGCTACGACAAGGATAAGCAGGTCAAGGAGATGCTCAACGGGCATGTGCCTAACGACCGCCTGTTCGGCCTGATTTATGAGCTCGATGAAGGGGACGACTGGACCGACCCGACCAACTTCATTAAAGCGAACCCGAATCTTGACGTGTCGATATCGTATGACGATCTGCTGGCGGAGATGGAGGTCGCTAAACAGGTACCGCGCAAGGTTAACGCCTTTAAAACGAAGCGCCTCAATATTTGGGTATCGGGCAAAGCCGCGTTCTACAACATGACGCAATGGCATGCTGCCGCCGATAAATCCCTGCGCTACGAGGATTTTGCAGGCGAGGATTATTACCTCGGCCTGGACCTCGCCCAGCGCCTGGATCTTAATGCCGGTGTTGGCGTTTTCGTCCGCGAAATTGAGGGTAAGAAACACTACTACTGCATCAGGCCGAAATTCTGGGTACCGGAGGACACGGTCCGGAGCACGGACCCGAAAATTGCCAAAACTGCAGACCGGTATGTGAAGTTTGTCGAAATGGGGGCGCTTGAAGCGACAGACGGGGCAGAAGCGGACTATCGCGAAATCCTGGCCAGCATTATCGACCTTCAGGAAATTGATAAGGTCCGCGTCAGCGAAATCCCCATCGACCCCAGCGGAGCCACGGCCCTTAGTCACGAGCTGCAGGACCACGGGTTTGAGCCCATCTCTATCCGGCAGGATTACACCAACATGTCGCCGCCGATGAAGGAGCTGGAAGCGGCGCTCGCTGGCGGACGTTTCCACCATGACGGAAATCCGGTCCTGTCATGGTGTATCAGCAACGTTATCGGAAAAAATGTTCCCGGTAGCGACGATATCGTCCGGCCTACGAAGGGCGACAAGCAGTCAAAAATCGACGGCGCGACAGCGCTGTTTATGGCTATAGGCCGCGCAATGCTGAACGGTCGGGCCAGCAATCAATCCGTTTATGATGAGGAAGACGTCGCATGTTAACGGCAATTATTACCTTTATGATCGGCCTGTTCGGCGCGGCGCTTATCTCGTTTGGCGCGTGGATGGTGTTCCCGCCTGCAGGCGTTATTACTGCAGGCGTGTTTTGCCTGCTGGCATCCTATTTTGCAGCCAGAGCCGCTGCGCCAGCGAATGATTCTCTAGGGGGTAACTGATGTTCATTCCTCAGTTCTTCCGGGGCAGGTCGCGTCCGGGGGGGAGTAACTGGACAACGGTTCTCGGGAGCGTCAGCGCCAGCAAGAGCTCATCGGGCATGCTGGTTACGCCGGAAACAGCAATGGGGATTGGGGCCATACGCGCCTGCGTAACACTCCTTGCCGAATCCATAGCCCAGCTGCCCTGCGAGCTTTATCAGCGCGACGAAAAAGGCGGACGGCGCAGGGCAACGGATCATCCCCTGTACGATGTGATCCATTCGCAGCCAAACAGAAAGGACACCAGCTTTGAGTATTACGAACAGCAGCAGGGCGTGCTGGGGCTTGAGGGGAACAGCTATTCCCTGATTGACCGGCACGGCAACGGCGATATCGCTGAACTGATACCGATTAACCCCAATAAGGTCATCGTCCTGAAAGGGCCGGACGGGATGCCGTATTACGAGCTGCCCGAGCTGGGTGAAACGGTGCCGATGCGCATGATGCACCACATCAAGTATTTCTCGCTCGACGGGTACATCGGCACCTCGCCGATTCAGACGAACGCGGACGTTCTCGGGCTGGGCATGGCGGTTGAGCAGCACGCCGCGCAGGTGTTCGCCCGTGGCACCACGATGTCCGGCGTGATTGAGCGCCCCAAAGAGGCGGGAGCCATCAAGAGCCAGGCGTCAATTGACAAGCTTCTGGCCAAATGGACAGACCGTTATTCCGGCGTACGAAACGCCTTCAGCGTGGCGCTGTTGCAGGAGGGCATGAGCTATAAGCAGCTGTCGCAGGACAACGAAAAAGCGCAGCTGCTGCAGTCGCGCCAGTGGACGGTAAACGAGGTGTGTCGGCTTTACAAAATCCCGCCACACATGATTCAGCTTCTCGACAAATCGACCAACAACAACATCGAGCACCAGGGTCTTCAGTACGTGATGTACACGCTGCTGGCCTGGCTGAAGCGCCATGAAGCGGCGATGATGCGCGATTTGTTGTTACCCAGCGAGCGTCGCGACTTTTACATCGAGTTCAACGTCTCGTCGCTGCTGCGCGGCGATCAGAAATCGCGTTACGAGTCCTACGCGCTGGGCCGCCAGTGGGGCTGGCTGTCGGTAAACGATATCCGGCGCATGGAGAACATGGCCCCGGTAGAGGGCGGCGACACGTATCTGACGCCGCTGAACATGGTCGATACCAGCACCGTTCACGGGCTGGATAAAGCCACCCCTGCGCAGATAAGCGAAATCAGCGCAATCCTGCAGCGAACTGCATAAAACCTGATTATCAGGCTCTCACAGGTATACACAATGTCGAAATTAATCAACCTGCCGCACCTGGCTGACCAGGTGTTCGGGGTGCCTCACTACGCCACGCGGCAAATCATGGACTCGGTGAAGTCGATCCTGGTTCCCCGCCTGCAGGGCATGAATGTGGCCCCGCTGGAAATGGCCCTGGGGCCGGATGAGTCACAGGAAACGAATGAACCTCAGCAAAGCGGCGGCGGCGTGGGCGTTATTCCTGTCCACGGCATCCTGGTCCCCCGGCGTGGCCAGATCGTGAATATGTGTACGGAGCTGAACAGCTACGAGCGTATTCGCGGCCAGCTGACTTCCCTTCTGAACGACCCGGGCATCAAAGAAATCGTGCTCGATATTAACTCGGGCGGCGGCGCGGTATCGGGCTGTAAGGAGCTGGCTGACTACATTTTCCAGTCGCGCAGCGTGAAGCCCATTACGGCCATCGTGAACTTCAGCGCGTTCTCTGCGGCGTACTTTATCGCGTCGGCCTGCAGCAAAATCATCGTCAGCGAAACCAGCGGCGTGGGCTCAATCGGGGTCATCCTTGAGCATATGGAAGCGTCGAAATGGGAGGAGAGCGTGGGGCTGAAATTTACCACGTTCTCGCGCGGCGATAACAAAAACAACGGCTCCCCGCATGAACCGCTGACGGAGCTGGCTACGGCCCAGATACAGGCGATGATCGACGGCGCGTACCAGACGTTCACGTCCTCCGTCGCGCAGTATCGCGGCATAGATATCGACGCCGTTATCGGCACCCAGGCCGCGCTGTATTTTGGGCAGAACGCCATAGCGGCAGGGCTGGCAGATGAGATGTCCGATCCTCAGTCAGCCATCAACGCGATTGCCGCGAAATACAAACCCTCGCCCCAGCAATCCAGTATCCAGTTACGTGCTGCTGTTATGGATCAGCAGGCCCGTATGTAACCCGACGCGAAGCGTCACCGTAAGCAGCCAGATGGCTGCTTTTTTTATGCGTAAAAGAGAGAAAAACGATGAACAAAATCGAAGAACTGCGTCGCCAGCGTGCGGGTATTAACACTCAGGTTCAGGCCCTGGCACAGATTGAAATGGACGGTGGCACGCTGAGCGCGGAGCAGCTGGAGCAATTCACTGGCCTGCAGGCTCAGTTTGATGAGCTTTCGGCGTCCATTCAGCGTCTGGAAGCGGCAGAACGCCTCGCTGCCACCACGGCGGTTCCGGTGAAGGCTGCGCAAAACGGTCGTAACGCACCGGCAGTGCATGTGAAAGCCGAACCGCCACAGTATAAAGGTGCAGGCATGACCCGCATGGTGATGGCCATCGCGGCAGGTAAGGGCGACCTGCAGCAGGCCGCCGCGTTCGCTGCGGAAGACCTGAACGATCAGGGGCTGTCGATGGCGATCAGCACAGCTGCCAATTCCGGCGGCGCGCTCGTTCCGCAGAACATGCAGAACGAGGTGATTGAGCTCCTGCGCGACCGCACCATCGTGCGTAAGCTTGGGGCGCGAAGCATCCCGCTGCCGAACGGTAACCTGGCTATCCCGCGACTGGCCAGCGGCTCAACGGCAAGCTATGTCGGTGAAGGCAAGGATGTGAAGGCGAGCGGTGCGACTTTCGATGACGTCAAACTGAACGCCAAAACGCTGATCACCATGGTGCCAATTTCCAACCAGCTGATTGGTCGCGGCGGCTTCAACGTCGAGCAGCTGATTTTAGACGACATCATCAGCGGCATTTCCACCCGTGAAGATAAGGCGTTCCTCCGCGATGACGGCACCAACGACACCCCGAAAGGGATGAAGGCCGTGGCCACGGCGGGTAGCCGCACCCATGCGTGGGTTGCAGATGACGAAGTGAACCTGCAGACCATTGATACCTACCTTGATGCGCTGATCCTCATGGCGATGGACGGTAACAGCAACATGCTGAAGTGCGGCTGGGGTATGTCCAACCGCACCTACATGAAGCTCTTCGGCCTGCGCGACGGGAACGGCAACAAGGTGTATCCAGAAATGGCAGCGGGTATGCTGAAAGGCTATCCGATTGAGCGCACCTCGGCTATTCCGGCGAACCTGGGGACAGGCGGCAAGGAGTCCGAGATTTACTTTGCGGACTTCAACGATGTCCTGATTGGTGAAGACGGCGCAATGGTGGTCGATTTCTCCCGCGAGGCGACCTACATCGATGCAGACGGGAACACCGTTTCCGCGTTCGCGCGTAACCAGTCCCTGATCCGCGTCATCATGGAGCACGATATCGGCTTCCGCCATATCGAAGGCCTGGCGCTGGGTACCGGCGTTACCTGGTAATACTCCGACAATCGTGATTAACAGCCCGCCCCGCGCGGGCTTTTTTACAGGTGAACATCATGGCTCCTAAAACCAAAAACACTCAGAAAGACGATACCGCCACTGACGCCAACGCCGAGCCAGCGGTAACGACTGCAGCTGCAGCTGATACTTCAGCACCGGCACCAGACGTTAACACCGGTTCTGCAGGCGAAGCCGGTGGTGACGGTGATGGTACCGAACCCGGTCCTGACGGCGACGATACGGATTCAGGTGGTGATGCGAAACAGGATGAAACCCCAGAGGAACGCATGTCAAAACTGACTGGAAAAGTCGCTTCAGTACAAAACGGGCGCGTCGCGGTGACGTTCCTTGGTCCGTTCAGCCGCTACAGCCGTGGCGATGTGGCCTGCTTTGACAACGCCGTCGCTCAGGACATGGTGGACCGAAATATCGCCGTCTGGGCAAAAGATGCAGAACGCGCCCTTCAACCGAATAAGGACGATGACGCGCATGATACTGACATTGGCTGAAGCCAAAACCCAGCTGCGCCTCGAGCTGGATTTTGATGAGCACGACAGCCTGCTGACCAGCCTGATTGACGCGGCTCAGCGCAGCATCGAGCGCAGCTACTACTGCAAGCTGGTAGAGAACCAGGCGCAGCTTGACGCACTGCCTGACGGTGAGACGGGTTACATCATTGATGAAGATATCAAGCTGGCCGCGAAGATGATGGTCTCGCAGTGGTATCTGAATCCCACCGGCACGGCAGAAGGTTCGCCTTCCGATTTGGGCGTTGAGTACCTGCTGTTCCCGCTAATGGAGCATACCGTATGAGTGAGCCCCTGCGCCCCGGCGAGCTGAACTGCCGGATAACGCTCAGCTACGTGGAAACAGAACGCGGTGAGCTCGGCGAGCCGCTTCCGGCCCGTGAGGTGATCGCCGGAAAGGCCTGGTCCAAAAAGGAGCTGGTCTCCGGGCGGAAGGTCCGGACGCTGGACCAGCAGCAGGTCGTCGAAACGTGCCTCTTCACGCTGTACCCGCGCAAGGTTGACGTGGACTGGAAGGTATCGACAGCGGACCGGGTATATACCGTTCGCAACGTCGAGCGCCTGACAGATCGGATAATCATCACCGGAGAGGCGGATTCACGCCATGATCGAGTCAGCAATTAAATCCGCCGTCGAGCGGATTACCGGGCTGGATACTTACCCGCTGCTGCTTCCGGATACGGTGCAGGAAGGCGCGACGTTCCAGCGTATTTCCGACCCGCAGATCGGTGACGGACTGAGGCGGACCGGGCTGTCCGAGGTACGGATACAGCTTTCGCTTTATGTTGTCGACCGGTACACATCGCTGCTTCAGTTCGACAGGGCGCTATGGTCTGAATGGAAGGGAATTATTCATGGCCAGCTGGAAGGTCAGCCCGTCCAGTACGTTGAGCGCGGAGGCATACAGCAGGGGAAAACCACGCTTCCCAACAACCGCGTCCAGTACCGGCTGGTTCGCGACTTCATCTTCACAGTTCCGGAGTAGACACCATGCAGATAGACATTAAGTTCCCCACCGGGAAGGAGTTTGACCGTCTGCTGGAAAGCATCGACAAAAAAGTCGGGGTGAAACTCCTGCGCGATGCGGGACGCGCTGCGCTTGCGGTCGTTGAGCAGGATATGCGGCAGCACGCCGGTTTTGATGAGGAAAGCATCGGGCCGCACATGCGCGACTCCATCAAAATCCGCAGCACCAACGTGGCAGAGACCTCGCGCTATAACACCATCGTTACGCTGCGCGTCGGTCCCAGCAAAATTCACCACATGAAAGCGCTGGCGCAGGAATTCGGTACCGTCAAACAGGTCGCCGCCCCCTTCATTCGTCCGGCGATGGACTACAACGTTCAAAAAATCCTTAAAGTGCTGGCCGCAGAAATCCGGCTGGGCCTCGAAGGGCGTTAGCAATCAGGAGAGAGTAAATGGCAGATCCAGAAATCAAATCCCCGTCAGAGTACGCGGTACTCCCTGCGGGTACCGAGGTTCGCTACGGTCAGAAGGGCGCAACCATTACCACCGCCGCGCTTCTGCAGAGCGCGATGGGGATTGGGGCCACGGGGAAAAAAGGTACCTTCCTCGAAGTGACGCGCCTCATCGACACAGAGCCGAAATACATGGCCGACATGGGCGAGGGCGAAGATAAAACGCTCGTCTTCATTGACGATCCATCCGATACCGTGCAGGAAGCGCTGCTGAGCGACGCCGATGCGAAAAAAACGGTGGTCTTCTTCATGAAGTTCCCCAACAAGCGAATTTCAGAAGTCGAACTGGTGCTGGCTGGCTGGAGCCTGCAGGCCGTTGACACGCCGAAAGGCAAAGTGCTGCAGGTTGAGGTCTACGGCAAGCAGAACAGCGTTAAATGGTCCGTTGAGAAGCCAGCCGGTGGCGGTGAGTAACCTTCTATTTCCCCGCGCCGGTCGCGGGGCTTTTTACTGATGAAACAGGATAAAAAACATGAACTACAAATCCCTTATCAACCCACTGAATACCACCGTTGAAAAAACGCTCCTCGGCCAGAAGGTGTATCTTCGCCGCCTGACCAGCGCCGAGCTGGATGACTATAACGACAAAGTTGAAGCCGGACGCCAGGCCAAGCTTCCGTCGCGAGAGCTGTCCGCGATGGGGGTAAACCTGTTTCTGGCGGCGCTGGTCAATGAAGACGGCAGCAAGCCCAAAGCGAGCGAACTGCCCACCGCAGAACAGCTGATGGCCGCGCACTCGAACGCCGATCTTCTTGACGCGGTTACGCTCGTTCAGCGCCATTCTTACGGCACGCTGGAGGAAGCCACAAAAAACTAACCGACTCGCCCCATCTCAGGCTGCTGTTCACGCTGGCGGACCGATGGGGCGAGAAGGACCCCCGCAAAATAGCTGAGCTTCCTGCGAACATACTGACCCACTGGCAGGCCTATTTCGATCTCCTGAAAACGGAGGCCGAAACGCCAGCGCTGGTTAACTCCCTTCCGGTGACTGCTGCGCAATCTGAAAGCGACCAGCAGTTCGCCGACTGCTTCAGGATATTAGGACATGGCTGCTGACGTTGCGTCGTTGGCTGTCGCGCTGCATCTCAACTCCGCCAGCTTTAAATCACAGTTTGCTGATGCTATGCGAACGGCGGACAGCAGCGCCCAGCAATTTAACAGGAAAGTCCAGACGGACAATCAGAAAACCCGGCAGTCGTTTGAAGGGCTTGGCAAGGGGATTACCGGGCTGGACGCCGACTTTAACAAGCTTGGCAAAACGGTCGACAAACGGCTGACCGGGCTGGATGAAATGCGCGGTCTGCTGGCCAACATTTCAGCTGGCAGCACGGTTGCCGGAAGTTCTATCACCACGGCGCTGGTTTCAGCCCTTAGCGAGGGTATGAGCACCGCGCTGGATAACAGCATTACGGGCCTGAAATCCCAGCGACAGGCCCAGATTGAGTTTACCCAGGCGCAGATAAGCGCCGCTCAGGGCTCGATAGAGAACGCCAGGCAGTTGCGTGCTGAAGCTATCGAGAAGCAGAACATCGCGGTAAAAACCATCGAAGCCGCCCGTGCTGACCGCGAGCGCGCCTTTGCGCTCGATGAGCATTTTGCCAAACAGGCCGAGGTGAACAAGCAGTACGGGCTGGCCGTCAGCTATGAGGCCGAGCACGTTAAAAACGCCAGAACCATCCAGGAGGCTAATCTTGCTGAAGCGAAGGCGAAGGGCAGTCTTGCAGAAGCGACGAAAACGGTGCTGGCAGCTGATATCGCCGAGTCTGCCGGGAAGCAGCAGCTGGCCACCTCAACGCGTCAGCTAGCCGTGGCCAGCCAGGAGTTGTCTCTTGGCCAGCGAGCCGCTGCAGCCAGCGCGGGCCTGATGCGCGGTGCAATGGCGATGGTCGGCGGTCCTGTTGGTCTGGCCGTTATTGCCGTCGCCGGTGCGGTGACCGCGATTTACTCGGCCTACTCCAACAGCGAAGCGGTCATTAAAGGGTATACGCAGGCGTTACAGAAATCCGGCCAGCAGTCCGTTATGTCGGTCATGTATCTACAGAACCTGACCTCCAGCCTCGGTGATTCAGATCGCGCCGTTAAGGCGGTTACGGCATCCGTCTCGGCGGGGTTCGGCGGCAATATGCTGGAGCAGGTCGCCAGTCTCGGCACGCGCATGGAGGAAATCGGGCAGAGCTCCGACGATCTCGTATCACTGCTGTCGAGCCTGAAAGGCGATCCGCTGCAGGCGCTTCAAAAGCTGACCGACCAGGGGATTTTGCTCAACGGCAGCATGATTGACCAGATAGTCACGCTCGAGCGCCAGGGGAAAACCTCTGAAGCAACGGCGCTGCTGCAGCAGGCGGCGATGAATGACGTTGATACCAAACTCAAGGAGCAGGAATCGAACGTCGGCGGGCTGAAAAGCGCGTGGAAATCGCTGAAAGATTTTGTCGCAGATGCGTTCAAAACGATGGGGGACGCGCACATAGCCACCGCGCAGGCGATGGCTGCCGGTGCAGGTGTTGATCTCGATACCACTCCCGACCCGGCAATCAAGCAGCGTGAAGAGGCGGAAAAGCAATATCAGGCGCAGAAAAAGCAGCGTGAAGAAATCTCGAAGCGCCTGAAGGATGAAAACACGCTTTCAGGGCTGCTAAAAGCTGGTACATCGCGTGAAAAAGAACGTGCTGATGCCATCGCGCTTGTAAATGCTAATTTCACCAAAGGAACGGCTGAATATACGCAGGCAATGCGAGGCATCGACAAAATGTATGCCCAGCAGAAAAAAACGCGTGAGAAGGCGTACAGCGACGATGCAGCGACCACGCGGTTGAATCAGCTTCGCCAGGAAGAGGCCGCGCTGCGGTCCCAGAACGAACAGGCCGAGACGCTGACGCAGTCGGAAAAGAAACTGGCGCAGTTCAACCAGGAAATCGCGGACCTCAAGGAGAAGCGCATCCTGACTGCTGGCCAGCGCAGCATTCTGGCGCAGGAGACGGAGCTGCGTCAGCAGCTGGAGATTAATGCCAGCCTGGATAAAGCCAACCAGCAGCGCAAACTCGGCCTTCAGATTCAGGAGCAGAACCAGGAGCTTTACCGCTCAACGCTGCAGCTGCAGCAGGAATATGCGAACAGTGTCGCCCAGATGACCATGGGATCGGATGCGTATAACCAGATGGTTGCCGAGCAGCAGGTCCGGGAGCGTTTTGCAAAGCTGCGGGAAGAGCAGGATAAAACGATTGCCGATCACAGTTCCGAACTGTACCGGAAACAAACTGAGTTGCTGAGGGACGAAGAGCAGAAGCAGCTGGAAATTGTACGTAGCGGCGCTGAGCGGAAAAAGCAGGTAGAAGGGTCATCCTTTGACGGTATGAAGAAAGGGCTGACGGATTGGCGCGTTGACGCTGAAAACCAGTTCACACAGGCTCGTGATATTGCCATAAACGCCATGGACGGCATGGGGACCGCCCTCTGGAATGTCACATCGAAGGGGAAGGGAGATTTCAAATCGCTGGCAGTATCCGTTATCGACGATATTGGCAAGATGATCACGAAGATGTTGATGCTGAACGCCATCAAATCCGGTGCTTCAGCGCTGGGTGTGAGCAGCTGGTTCGGTTGGGCTGACGGGGGTTATACCGGCGACGGCGGCAAGCATGACGTCGCCGGTGTGGTTCACCGTGGCGAATGGGTGGTACCGCAATCGGTGGTCAAGAAGCCTGGTATGCTCAGTTTCCTGAATCAGCTGACATACGGCAATGGTTATGCAGAAGGGGGGCTGGTCGGCGGTGGTATGCCGAAACCATCCGGTGAAGCCTACTCGCAGCTGCCTGCAGGTCAGGGCAACCTTCATTTCTCTTTAACTATTCCGCTGCAGGTCATTCAACAGGGCGGTGCGAGTCAGGAACCTTCCTCCAAAAGTCAGGAGCTTCTGACCAGCGAAACCAAAGCCCGACTCAAGCAGTTTGTAATTGAAACGCTTGACCGCGAACTGGCCAACGGAGGCATGATTGACACCAAAATGAGGACGGCCTGATGGCATTGCAGACGTTTACCTGGTCTCCGCGTAATGGCCCCGTGGGGGACTTTAAGTACCGAACCAGCAGCGTACAATACGGCGATGGCTATGAGGCAGCAACCGGAGAGGGCATTAACCCGGAAACTCAGTCATGGCCATTAACGTTTACCGGCACGAATGAGGATATGAAGCCTGTGCTCAAGTTTTTGCGCGAGCATGGCGATGTCAAAGCATTCAAATGGACCAACCCGTTGGGTGAACTTGGCCTCTACCGCGCATCGCAACTGAAGGTCACGGCTCTTGATTTTGCGCGTATGACCATTACAGTCACATTTGCGACGGCATACCGGGCCGAGCCAATATAAATCTGAGGGATATTAGAATCATTTTGCTATGATACTTTCTTTGAAATAAGGGAATGTTGTCATGCTTAAAATATGTGGTTTTGTAGTTCTAGCTCTCGGTGTTATATGCATCATCATGGGCCTCGATATGGATGTCACTGTGAGCTCAGGTGCTCAGATGAACGTATATAATACGGGGCTGATTGCCTCCAGACAGATGACTATCTCAATCGGGTGCTCACTTTTGGTCACCGGGGCAATTCTTTTATCTGGTGGCGTGTTAAAAGATGCGATTATCAAGAGTGCCTTACCACATGTGAAAGCAGACACTGAATCACCTGTTCAGCAATCGCAATTTGTAGAGAGAATGGCTGATGGTAGTTTTATTCTTAATGAGGATGCGATTCGTCATTATGCGGACAAGTTGCATAAAGAAATGCCAGATAATACCGCGCTTTCCGTTATGGTCACAAACGCACCACATATTGAAAGAATAAAGTCGGGAATGCCTTCTGAATTAGCTAAGAAATTTGAAAGGCAACTGGAGACATATTTACAAGCCATTAAATAATATCTAGAGGCACCTTTGAAACCCCGCACTGCGGGGTTTTTTGTTATGGGGGCCGTGCTCCTGAATGAGAGGTTTTTATGGGGATAACAGCTGACGATCAAAAACTCGAGCCCGGCAACAAGATTGTTCTGTTTGAAGTTGATGGTACCGCCTTCGGTGCCGATGTTCTCTATTTCCACAACCACGCAGTAGCGTACACGGAAGAAGAAATTCTCGCTGCCGGCGATGATGAATCAAAACTACCGGGTAAGCCGATTTACTGGCAGGGCATCAGATACGATCTCTGGCCATGCCAGATTGAGGATATTGAAGCCAACGGCGACGGAACGCCGGTATCGCCAAAATTATCCGTTGGTAATCTGGACGGTTCGATCTCCGCGCTGTGCCACCTTTTTCAGGATATGAAGCAGGCCAAGGTCACCATCCACCGAACGTATGCGCATTACCTCGATGCCAGTAATTTCCCGGACGGGAACTCACAAGCCGATCCGACTGCCGAGCAGCTGGAGGTGTTTTACATCGACAGCAAAACTGCGGATAACGAAACGGACGTCCAGTTCAAGCTGAGCTCGCCTGTTGACGTGACCGGGCAGAAGGTTCCGGCCAGACAAATGACCAGCCGGTGCGCATGGTGCCTGCAGGGCCAGTATCGGGGTGCGGACTGCGGTTACACCGGCACGAAGTATTTCGACAAGTTCGGCAACCCGGTTGATAACCCTGCAGATGACGTCTGCTCCGGAACGGTCGCAGGCTGCAAGCTGCGCTGGGGGGAAGATGAGCAGCTGCCGTTTGGCGGCTTTCCGGCGATTGCGATCACGAGGATTTAATCATGTTGAGCCAGCGACTTATTACCGCCATTGAAAAACACGCTGCTGCAGCCTATCCCCATGAATGCTGTGGCCTGATTATTCGCGCCACGCGCCAGCGCCGGTACATCCCTTGCAGTAATTCACACGAAAATCCCTCTGAGCACTTCATGATATCTGCGCAGGCCTGGGCCGATGCGGAGGATGTGGGGGAGGTGCTGGCCATCGTTCATTCACATCCGGATGCGGGACCGCACGCTTCCTCCGACGACCTGAAGGCGTGCCATGACTCCGGATTGCCCTGGGTGATCATGTCGTGGCCAGGCGGTGAGTACACGGTGACCGCACCGGCAGATACACCGCCGATCCTCAAGCGGCCCTTTATACACGGCAGCTGGGATTGCTACGGGCTCATCCGGGACTGGTATCAGCAGGAGCGAGGCATCGAATTGCCTGATTTTCACCGTGACGACAACTGGTGGACTCGCGGCGAAAACCTTTACGTAAAACACTATGCCGAAGCGGGATTTTATTCTCACGCCGACGAGCTGCAGGTAGGGGATGTGATCCTGATGCAGTACAAGGCAGAAGAAATCAACCATGCAGGCATCTATCTGGGCGACGGGAAAATGCTGCACCACATGTACGGCAAACTGAGCGAAGTCGTTCCCTACGGCGGCATGTGGCGCGAGAGAACAATGTTGACACTGAGGTACCAGAATGGCGATGAACACAGTTGAGAAAATCGTGCTTGTGCGGCTCTATGGCAAGCTGGGCACTTTATTTGGACGTGAGCACCGCCTTTCAGTTTCCTCAGTGCGAGAGGCTATCAGGGCGCTTTGTATCATGCTCCCCGGCTTTGAGCGCTGGCTCGATACGAGTGAAGGACGCGGCGTGACCTACAGCGTGTTTAACGGCTCCCGCAACGTGACTGCAGAAGAGCTACACCTGAACGGTGTGCATGAAGTTATCAGGATTGCGCCGGTCATTATCGGCAGTAAAAAGGCGGGAGTGTTCCAGACCATCTTCGGTGCTGTGCTGGTAGCTGTTGGCTTTGCGCTGAGCTTTACGCCAGCAGCAGTGGCCTCGCCGTTCCTCTACAAAATGGGGGCGGCGATGATGCTTGGGGGCGTTGTCCAGATGCTCACGCCCAGCGGCACTCAGGGCATGACGATGGACTCCGGCGATACCCGGAAAAGCTATTCGTTTGGCTCCCCAATCAACCAGTCTGCAGCGGGGAACGGCGTCAATCTTCTCTACGGTAAGCGTCTTGTCGCCGGTGTTCTTATCAGCGGCGGCATCTACGCAGAAGAACAGCAATAACGCTTATCTCGCAACATGTTTAATTCTCCCGCTCAGGCGGGATTTTTTTTGCCCGGAGTTTGCATATGGCAGTAATCAGGGGTTCGAAAGGGGGCGGTGGCGGCGGTGATAAAGGCGGCAATCGCGGTACCGAGATCGCCTCCGTAGCGTACATGAAAATTCTGCTGGCGCTGACCGAGGGGGAAGCTGCAGGAGACTTTACCGGTAAAGATATTTATCTCGATGGCACGCCACTGCTTGATGATGCAGGCAACGAAAACTTTCCTGGTGTGACGTGGGAGTGGCGCAGCGGCACGGTGGATCAGGATTATATTGCTGGCTTCCCGGCAGTAGAGAATGAAATCAGCGTCGGAACGGAGCTGAAATACGGGACGCCATGGGTTAAGTCGATTAACAACACCCAGCTTTCTGCAGTACGCCTGCGGCTTAAATTTCCGAACGGGGTTTATAAACTGCGCGACAGTGGTGGGAAGGATGGCTACCGGATTGCGTTCGCTATCGATATTTCAACCGATGGCGGTTCCTACGTTGAATACGGCACGGATGCAGCGGACGGTATAGCAGATTCCGGCTATGAAAGGAGTTATCGGATTGACCTGCCTGCAGCGACATCTGGCTGGCAAATCCGCGTCCGACGCCTGACGGAAAATACCAATGATGGGCGGCATGCGGATACTTCGCGTATTGAATCAATGACCGATATTGTCGATGCCAAGCTGCGCTATCCGCACACGTCGCTGCTGTTCATCCAGTTTGATTCGAAGCTGTTTGACGGCAGAACGCCAAACGTCACCGTGGAAATGAAGGGGATAATCGTCCGCGTACCGGCGAACTACGATCCTGTTTCCCGCACCTACAGCGGCACCTGGGACGGAACGTTTAAGTGGGCCTGGACAAACAACCCCGCCTGGATTTTTTACGATCTGGTGTTGAACAAACGTTACGGTCTGGGAAAACGGATCACCGCAGATTTAGTCGATAAATGGACCCTGTACCAGATTGCACAGTACTGCGATGCGCAGGTTTCGGACGGTGCGGGTGGGAAAGAGGCCCGGTACCTCTGCGATTTGTACATTTCCCAGCGTACCGATGCGTGGACCGTACTGATGGATTTGGCGAACATCTTTCGGGGGATGATCAGCTGGTCCAACAATCTTTTATCGGTCGACGCCGATATGCCCCGCGAGCTGGACCCGGATTTTGTGTTCAACAAGTCGAATATTGTGGGCGCGTTTAACTTCTCCAGCACATCGGAAAAGACGAACTACTCGTCAGCAATCGTCACGTACAGCAATCCGGCAAACGGCTATCAGGACGATCAGGCCAGCGCCTGGGTACCGGAAGTATCGAACCGGTTCGGTTTTAACACCATAGAGCTGTCCCGCATCGGATGTACGCGGGAATCTGAAGCACAGCGGCACGGGCTTTACGCCATTGAAACGAACCGGGATGACAATGGTGTTGAATTTAAAACAGGGATGGAAGGGCGCATCCCGCGTATAGGCAAAGTGATCGGTATCAATAATGCCCCACTTGCCGGTCGCGAGAACGGCGGTCGCGTAGCTGCAGCCTCCGGAACGAAAGTCACGCTGGACCGGATTACGACCGCGAAAGCGGGGGACACGCTTATCGTTAACCTGCCCACCGGCAAATCTGAAGGCAGGAAGGTGAAAAGCGTATCCGGACGCGCCGTGACCGTTGAGACGGCGTACAGCGTTACCCCAAATGCTGAATCAGCGTGGGTGCTTGACCAGCCTGATTTAGCCATTCAGCTGTTCCGCGTTAAGCGGATTATGGTGAATTCGGATAACACGGTCACCATTAACGGCCTGCCTTACAATCCGAACAAGTTTCCGCGCGTTGATGATGGGGCGGTGATTGAAGACAGGCCCGTCAGCGTTGTGCCGCCACGCGGACAGGGAATGCCGGAAAATATCGCTATCACAAGCGTGTACCGCGTTGAACAGGGGATAGGCATCACCACGATGATTGTGACGTGGGATACCGTCAAAAACGCTGTTGCCTATGAGGCGCAGTGGCGTCAGAACAATGGCGACTGGATTAACGTTCCGCGCACCGGCAATACGCGCTTTGAGGTCGACGGGATTTACGCGGGGCGCTACGTGGTCCGAATTCGCGCGGTTAACGCGCTCGATATTGCATCCCTCTGGGCAACGTCAACAGAAACGGAGCTTACGGGGAAGGTGGGAAAACCGCCGATGCCCGTGAATCTCGCTACGCAACCATTAGTATTTGGGATCGGCATTTCCTGGGGCTTTCCGTCCGGGGCGCAGGACACGCAGAAGACCGAAATACACTACAGCGCCACGGCGAACGGTGATTTTCCGTTACTGCTGGCAGACGTGCCTTATCCATCATCCTCTTATCAGCAAATGGGCTTGTTGGCTGGGAAAACATTCTGGTACCGGGCAAGGCTCGTTGATCGCTTAGGCAACCAGAGCGACTGGACCGAGTGGATTTTTGGTCAGTCGAGCACTGACGTATCTGATATCACTGATGCCATCCTCAAGGATATGGAAGAAACAGGTCTCCTGAAGGATGTGGTTGAGAATGCCGTCGATAGCAATGAAAAAATTGCTGGCATGGCTGACGAAATCAAAAACCATGCTGACGAACTCGAGCAGCAGGCGAAAGACATCCAGGAGAATGCTGACGGGCTGGCGCAGGCCGAAGTGAAGATAGACGAGATTTCTGTGTCGATGGACGGCATGACGGGAGGCGTTAAGAACTCGGCAATTGCGATAATCCAGGCCAATCTCGCCCAGGTGGCCACGCGTAAAACTCTGTCGGCATCGGTCGCCGGTAACAGCGCGCAGCTGGACCGCATTGATGAGGTGATCGTCAATGACAGGGAGGCAACGGTGCGTGCATTGCTGAGCTTGCAGACGAGCGTCAACGGTAATACGGCATCCATCAACAGCCTGAGCCAGACGGTTTCGAATTATCAGCAGTCTACAGCCACGCAGATAAATGCTATTACGGCGACAGTCAATGGACATACTGCCTCTATAACCACGAACGCCCAGGCCATTGCGAACGTAAACGGCCAGCTCAGCGCGATGTATAGCATCAAGGTCGGGTTATCCAGTAATGGTCAGTATTACGCTGCTGGGATGGGGATTGGCGTTGAGAATACGCCATCCGGCATGCAGTCGCAGGTTATCTTCCTGGCCGACCGCTTTGCGGTGACTCACCAGGCCGGTGCTGAGGTTACGCTGCCGTTCGTTATTCAGAACGGGCAAACCATAATCCGGGACACGGTCATTGGTGACGGGACAATTGGCAACCTCAAAATCGGCAGCTACATCCAGTCGACAACCTGGGACGGAACCGGGAACGTTGGCTGGCACATCAACAAATCGGGTTATGCCGTTTTCAATAATGTGACGGTTCGTGGCGGGGTTTACGCCCAAAACGGGCAGTTTGGATTTACCAACTCAACAGGAGGAGTCACGATCAATAACAACGGTGTCACTGTCAATTTGTCGAACGGTGGGCGTATTGTTCTGGGAGAATTTTGATGGCCAGGGGGCTTTATATCGATTTGAATGACGGGCGTCCGGCAATGACCATCACTGCCGGAATGAAGTGTCCGTCGTATGGTGGGGAGGCTGTGGAGGCATGGGGCCAGCAGACCATGACTGTTCAGGGCTATGTTGCCGGAGCGACCCCTTTTTTCATTCCATCAAACTCGGTTGTGAATGTGACTCGCTCGCCGAATCTGATAACAACGATTATGGTTCTCGATGGGATAACCAATAACGGCAACGGAACCCTGACTCAGAGAGTCTGGTCATCAGATGGCTGGGGGAAAGATAAAACATTTCCCGGCACAGTCTGGCAGATTTTACCCGCGGGGCAGAGTGGAAACCGTGGTTTGCTCATTGAGGATTCGACAGACTTTATTGCGATCACTGATGTCAGCCGTGTTGCCTCCTGTGTTTTCAGTGGAACGGTCAATGTAAATGGTACTTACGCACTTCCGGCCAAAGGGCTCGTTTTTGCCCGCTGGAATGACAGTGCCGCTACGCTTGAATGTGATGGTAATAATATTTACTCCCGGCAGGATTACACGGGCTATGACGATATTGCCCGTTCTGTGAATGTAGATATTGCGATTTTTGCGGTTCAGGCTCCTGTACCAGGGAGAGGATTAAATTTCATCAACGCTGCTGGTCAATGCACTTTCTCTACCACCCGCCGTCCATTTATATTCCGTAATCAGTTTTATTCACCAGGCAATAGCTGGGTCGATATTGGCAACAGCATGATTGCACTTGGTTCCTATGGTTTTAACTCTTCAGTTGCCAGTGGGTGGTGCAACATGCGTTCTAAGGGGCTGGTTATGAGCGGGAACTCTGTAAGAGGTGGAAATGGCCGTGTCCGTTCCCGATGGACCGACAGGTATTCTGTGACCGGCGAGAGATATACCGGAATGAGTATTCCCATCATCCCTGCAATGTACTGACACAACCCCATTAACAAGCCCCGCCATGGCGGGGTTTTTTATTGCCTGGAGAAAATATGCTTTATAACACTGGCACCATCGCCATCAACGGGAATACCGCAACCGGCACCGGCACAAACTGGACCGCTGCGGCCAGCCAGGTCCGCGCTGGCCAGACGATTATCGTCATGTCTAACCCGGTTCAGATGTTCCAGATTTCATCCGTGAACAGCGCAACGTCAATGACGGTTACGCCAGCTGCTTCCCCGGCGCTGAGCGACCAGAAGTATGGAATACTGGTGTCCGACAACATCTCTGTCGACGGACTGGCACAGGCGATGTCGCAGCTCATCAAAGAGTATGACGAGAACATTGGCGCGTGGGAGACGTTCGCCACTACCTCAGCAAACCAGAACATTACCGTTACGATCAACGGTACCTCCATAACTATTCCAGGCATCGGCAAACTGGCTCAGAAAGATACCAATGGCGCTCTCCCGATTGACCAGGGTGGTACCGGGGCAACAACGGCAGCAGGCAGTCGCACAAACCTCGGTTTGGGAAGCTCTGCAACAAAAAACACAGGAACAACGAGCGACAATGTCATGCAGCCCGGCATGTTTGGGCTTGGTCGTCCGGATGGGGCATTAATATTCAACACAACGAGCCAGGATGATCTTCTTGCTGGATTGACAGGATATGGGCTTACAGTTCTTCGAAATAATGCACAGATACCAGAGCCATGGAATATATGGAACTATTCACCGGCAATATTTGCCCGTGCAGGTGATACGTATGGCCTTTTTTCAATGCCTTATCAGTCATCTGGCAAAGTTCATATTTTGGCGGGTTCTGCCCGTACAGGCTGGACGCACAGCAGGATCTTGTATGATGATAAAAATACGGTTGTAGATAGCAATGGCTTTATAAAACAGGCATCCCCGGTCGTCAAAGTCTTCTCTAATGGTAAATATGAAACTAACGACGAATCAGAAGGCGTCACGGTCACTCGTCTGGATATCGGGCAATATCTTATTGAAGGCTGTAAAGCACTCAATTCAGACGCTGCCTGGGGCGGTATCGACGGAGGATTTGAAATCCCCACAGACAGGAATAAGCAACCGCTTATATGGCTGGACTACGAGGTTAACGCAGACGGCTCTGTGCTGGTAAAAACCTATCACCGCGAACATCCTTCTGCGCCAGCATTTGCCAGGAATGAGCGTGATGGATTGGCAGATGGCGAGCCGGTTGATATCCCGTCAGATCAGTTCGTCAGTGTACGTGTCGAAATGCCAGCGAGTAGCATCTGGAATCAGAAACAGAAAGCAATAGAAGAAGCTGCGAAAAGCACGTCCGAAGAGGTTCAATAAAATAATTGTGACGGCAGTAAAGTGACTCTTTTACTGCCGTCAAATATCACATTCCATTCTGGAGAACGGACGGGAACTCAGATACCAGCCACATATCGGACTCTTCAAACATTTCCTCCAGCATGCGGTTCAGTTTTCCCGATCGCTTTTGCTGGCATCGCTATTCAGGCTGTTTGCCCGCATCGGCTTCACCTTCACTTCGGCATCAGGGAAAATCTGGTGCACCCGCTTCGTCAGCTCGGCCAGAATGATCTCTCTGGCCCCTTCGAGCCCCTCAACATTACGCTTGTCATAAACCAGTTCAACAAACATACCGATCCTTTTAAAAGTGAAAATTGCCTGTGCTTGATCTGTTTTTATAAAAATACTACTGTATATGTATGGGTCTTCCCCGATCATGGTGGGAAGGCTCAGAACGCCATATTCAGCTTTCCGTAGTGGAACATCACCCCCAGTTTAAAGCGCTCCCGGTTTCGGTATCCCCTGGCTTTTATCCTCAGCAGCCTGATCTTGCTGTTAAGTGCCTCCGCATTTCCGTTTGAGACACTGTGTCGCATCGCATTCAGGATCCCGTACAGCCTTTTTCCTATCGTTTTCGCGGCATTTTTCATCATGGGAACGTCACTGTTAGCCGCCAGCGCCAACCATCTCTGCCAGTCACTCCGTCTTTCCTCGCTCCATGGCCTGTTCCAGATATCCTTTGCCAGCTCTTTCAGCGCCCAGCACTGGCTCGTCAGCTTCATCTGTGCACGCAGCCACATCAGCTTTTCCTGCCGGGATTCGGTCATCCACTTATCGCTGTACTGCCACAGGAAGCGGGTTCCTTTTGCCTGGTGTCGGCTTTCAACAGGGAGGTGCGGATGTTCATTCTGACGGGTTTTATCAACTACCTCGCCCAGTTGCTTCGCCACATGGAAGCGGTCAAAGGCGATTTTCTCAACCGCACTGGGTAAGTGGATACGCGCTGCTCTTATATAGCCCGCGTTCATGTCCATTGAGAGCGTTTTGATAGCCAGCAACTGCCCATCAGTGAGCGTGCGAAGATAGCCGGCAAGACTCTCTGTGCCGCGATCATCCGTTAAGGCCAGCGCCCGACCATCGCGATCGGAGATCACCGTTATGTAACGATGTCCTTTTTTAAAGGCGACCTCATCCACATTCATATGACGGGCGGATAATGGCTTTTTTATCCGGGCAAGACCTCGCTTAACTGCCCGGGTCATAATGCCGTCAACCGCATTCCAACTGAGCTTAAGTTGCTTCCTGACAGCATCAACGGTGCTGATTTTCAGCCATGAGAGAACGAACGATTCGAATAGCAACGTATACCGGCTTCCGGGGCCAGCCCACGGAACAGGCAACGTCAGGCAGCCATGCTCCGGACACATAATTCGTGGAACATCGGCTTCAACAATAGTGGTGAACTGGCAGGTATCAAGATGGCGCCATTTACGATGACGGTGATCGTGAACAGAACAGGATTTACCGCAGGTCGGACAGGCTAGCCGGGTGTTTTCAGCGATCTCAATAGTGACAGTAACAGAACCGGCATTTTCATCGAGAGAAAGGGACTTTACCTGCCACGGATCGGACAGGTTGAGAATATGAGCGTAGAGGGACTTTTCGTCCATGGCGGTGACCTCTGGCGATTAAATACACCATTATCATGCCTTCAGCCACCACATCAAGGGAAGACCCATATGTATACAGTCAATGAGCAAGTGAGAGTGCTGCTATGCCTCGTCAATATGATATTCACGCAGCTTTTTTAGCCTCTATAGAACAGAATCCAAAGGGCTACCTTTGCCTAAATACAAACAAATTCATCAATAATTTGCGTGAGAAGAACTGGCATTTCAGCCAGGCAGACGCGAACGAATGGATTGAGAGATACCAGCCGGACTTCGCCGATAAGACGACAAACGGCAGCGAGAACCTGTACTGGATCCTGCGTTACATGGGGAGGGTTTTCTAATGGGCTTTCCTTCGCCGGCTACGGATTACGTTGAACAGCGTATATCGCTCGACAAGCGCATCATTACCAGGCCAGCGGCTACGTACTATATGCGGGCCGGTACAACGCATTACCGGGAAGGTATCCTCAACGGTGCTTTGCTGGTTGTCGACGCGTCAATGTCTCCATGTGACGGCTCGTTACTTGTTTGCCGGATGGATGGCGAACTTAGGATAAAGCGGTACCGTAAGTCACCAACCCCTCATCTTGAGGGTTTGCAAACAGGAAGAAGAGAAGAGATACCGAAATATGATGATGAAACGAGTCCGGATGCAATATTTGGCGTGATCACGTACAGCATTAACGACATGAGGTCAGGTGAATTTTATGATTGTCCAGTGTTGTAAAAAGCGAAAAGCCCCACGTATGTGGGGCTTTTTTTATTGACCCTATTTTTTCTCTTTATTTTTTATAATATTTTCCAACTTATCGAGATCGCGATTAACCTGCTCAGCTGCACCTAATTCTGCCTCCAATAACGCTTCTATTTTTTTTATTAAATTAGAGGGTATTTTACGGCTATCTACTTTCAAAGTGACAAAACTACCCTTGTATTTAGCTACAACACCTTCACCATATTTCTTCTCGGTCTTTGGCGTTTCTTCCTTATCGACAAGAATAAAGTCCTGTAGTGCCTGAATAATTCTTGCGGGTTCGAAATCCTCTCCAGCTTGCTTCATACGAAGCAGCTGCTTCGCACCATCGAGCATAGTCTGCTCGTTACCCTTATACACTTTAGATAAAGCATCGCCAGCGCGAGCTGATAGCTCTCCCGGATGTTTGAAGATAGACAGGATCTCCCTCGGTAATCCGGCGGTATTCATGCAGCGGTTCACGATATTACGGTCGATGCCCTCTGCTTCAGCCAGGGCTTTAACGTTACCATCAAATTCTTTCAGTCGGCGCAAGTACCGTTTCCCGCGTTCGTATGCACTGGTTGGCCGATAATCGTTACCTACCTGCGACAACCACTGCATTTGTTCATCATCCAGATCCCCCACGAGAACACGATAATCGCTACCCGTGATGATGGCTGTTTTGCGGCGGCGTGAGCCATCGGCAATCTCTATAATGCCTGACGTTCTTCTGGCGAACGCGGGGTTCTGCTGCCCGGAAGTGAGAAATGACGGGATAAGGTCAGCCAGCGCTGATTCGTTCAGCAACTCCTGATCTCGTTCATTGCCGAGCCAAACCATTGTGGCCATCTCAACCTTATCAGCAGGAATGGTTTCCAGTTTAAAGGCCACGTTACGACCGCAAACAGGCAGCGTAATACTGTTCCCGGACAACGAACTCAATTTGCTCTGCAAGTCACCGACCATAGGCGAAACAGACTGTGTTTTTTGCGGCGCATGATGGGTGTTACTCATTAGCGTTTCGATGTTGGGTGCATTTTTTAACATAGAGCGCTGCTTCATAATTAGTCCTCCCACCGAGGTTTGATTAGGTCTTCGAAAATCTCTTTGCAGACTGGTTCCCAAATGGCCACCGCATTTCTCCAGGCATTGAGCGTCGATCTTTGGTTTGCGGCTTGCTCAAATACGGTGCGCATTTTTATCTGCCCTTTTCCAACCTCATCAGTTACCCGCACAACCTGCCGCAACACCATAGCTCCCCAAGTGTTCCGTATTTGCTCTTCCATCCATCGAGACTGGTTGCCGGTTGTCAGACTGTATTTTGTCAGGAGCAAGCGAACCATAGGTTCAAACCCTCCCAAATCAACGGTTTCAAGCAGGTCGAGCAGCATTGTGAAAAACTGAAGAACTGATGCATAGTCGAACAGCTCTGCCGGGGTTGCTACAACGATGACGTCAGCAGCACAGACAACGTTAATAGTTCCTGTCCCTAAGTTTGGTGCGCTGTCTATGACGATAATGTCGTAGTTATCCCATACGGACTCGATAGCAGCACGAAGCATCAGGTGAGGGGGATGAGGCAACTTACCTTCTGAATGGTGCTGCATCAAATCCGTTTCAATGCGATGAAGAGCAAGGCAGCTAGGGATTATGTCCAGGCCTGGCCAGCATGTCGGCTTAATTGCATATTCAGCGTTGTCACGTTCACCGAGGTAAAACGGAAGCAGAGTATCGTCTCTGTGAATGTGCAAATCAGGAACATAGCCGTGGTACATCGATGCCGTTCCTTGAGGATCATTCCCTTCAACAAGAAGAACGCGGTGTCCTTGTAAGGCTAACCATTGCGCCTGGTGTACTGCTGAAGAGGTTTTGTAAACCCCGCCTTTATGCGACATCACGGCGAGAACAACCGGGTTTTTATCGTCTGGTCGCTGGTTTGGATTGCCAAACACGCTTCGCATATTGCTAATTTGGTCAATAGTGTAGCCAGCTCGACGCTCTACTCGGCCTCTCATCTCAAAATCAGGAGCAGGCAGACGGCCAGCTTTTTCCGCATCCCTGATAGCTTGAGGTGTTACGCCAATCAGGTCAGCAACTTCTGTGATACCCCAGCGGCGAGTTATACGGCGAGCCTCTGGGCTATCATCGCCGAACTGAGCAATGGCTATAGCGCGGGTCATTTCCTGGCCGCGATTGATGCAGTCATGTAGCAAATTGATTAACGACATCCTGTTTCCTCTCTAACATGCCCTTTATCTTTGTGTTATTCATCATACTTTACGTATTTTAAGCAAAGCAACATAAAAAAAGCAAAGTTGAGAGGAAAACGCAAAGTTAGGGATTTAACTAATCATGTGATGCGACAAAGAAGCTGTTTAGTTGCATCTAAGCACATCGCTATTACTACGTTGGCATGTTGCAAACCTAACCATATGATTTTAAATGATAATTTATCACTTAAAATCTTCACCCAAGTTAAGCGAACATGCCATATTTTTCACTGCTTATATACTTCTCCGTTTTCCCATCTAACCACCCACTAAAACGAAACACAATTAAAGAACAATAGCAAAAAATTAGCGCATCACTATCTAAGAACACTATATCAGAACACAAAACAAGAATGCAACATGTACAGATCACAAAACCGGAACACACGTGTAGTAACATATCGCAATTGCGGAACATATCAGCACACAATTACCCATTATACGCGCGTATAATGGGTAATTGTGTGCTGATATACAGAACACAAGCACAGAA